GACCTACGACCAGACGGCTTACACCAACGATGTCGTGATCGCGAAGGGCACCGAAATTCGCGGCGCGCTGCGCTACGAGGCCGACAACCCGAAAGGCCCGAACCAGGATGCCTTCATGCCGTACGTGAAGCTGACCGCGAACGGCGACTTCGCCTTCAAGAGCGATAGCTGGCAGCAGATGTCGTTCAACGTCGAGGTGCTGAAGAAGGACGGCAGCACCGAACGCCTGTACCTCGACGGCACCCCGGCCGCGTAAAGGAGTCCCGGAATGGCACTTACCGACGTGTATATCCCGCGCCGCGACGTTCCGTTCCGGGACACCTCCTTCTCTGTGAGGGGGTTGTCCTTGATCGACGTGTCGGCACTGATGCAGACCCACCTGGAGCAAATTGACCACCTGTTCAAACTGTACGACGCGGACGAGACCCGCGAGCAGGCGCTTGGTGAAGCGGCACGCTTCGGCGTCACCATCGTGCGCGAGACGCCATCCATGGTCGGATTGCTGATCGCCCTGGCCGCCGATGAGCCGAGCGCCGTGGAGAAGGCGAACCGCCTGCCGCTGGCCGTTCAGGTGGAAGCCCTGCGCAACATCATCGAGCTGACGTTCGAGGAGGCCGGCGGCGCAAAAAAATTCCTCGACATGGTAGTGGAGATGGTGCGCGGCATGATGCCGAAACGTTCGACGGACTAGCCCACCTTACGCGGGCACAGCGATTCCATAGGTCGCTGCGCTCGCAGGCAAGCCTGCTCCTGGCTCATGGCCATCAGCATGCCAATCACTACCCGCTGTCTAAACTATGGATCGAGTGCGAACTTGTCCGTGAACGGGTGAACGCTCAAACCGCTACCGACGCGACCCTGATTCACTCTGCCATCGTCGCGGTTTTGGCCACCGATGGCAACGGGGTCAGGACCTTCAACGAACAACTGCGAAAGCTGAACGATGGCTAACCGAACAGACCAGGAAGTAAATCTCCACATCCGTGCGACCAACTTCTCCAAGAAAACCACGGATGAAGTGGTCGACGGCCTCCGCAAGCTGATCGGCGCACAGAACGATCAGATCGAAGCCGCGAAGAAGGGCACGACGCAGGTCAGCCAGCTCGAATCTTCGTACAAGAAGCTGGAAGGCGCCGTCAACGCGCTCGTCAGCCAGAACGCCCTGGTCAAGATGTTCCAGTCGCAGGGCACCGCCATCACCGATCTCGAAACGCGTCTCGCTGCCGCCCGCAAGGCGCAGAACGACTACGCGCAGCAGGCCGCCCAGGTACAGAAGAAGTACAGCGAATTCGCCAGCGAGCGCCTGGCCGAATACCAGCGCACCGAGGGATCGCACAAGGCCGCCATGCAGCGGCTGTCGCAGGAATGGAAGGCGTACAAGCAGTCCGCCGACGCACAGGGCCAGTCGACTGAGCAGACCCGCCTGCTGGCTCGCGCTGTGGCGCAGGCCGAGAAGGACCTGGCCAGGGCGCAGAAGCGGATCGAGACCACGAAGAACCAACTGGCCGACTTCGGCATTGCAGCGGATGACGTGGCCGGTTCGCAGCAGCGGATCGTGGCGGCGGTCGAAGAGGGCAACGCCGCGCTGCGCCGGCAGGAAGAGATCATCGATGGCTTCGACGGCTTTGCGAAGCAGCGTCGTGAAGCGCAGGAGATGATCGAGCAGCGCGAGCGCCAGATCAAAGCCGACGAGACGTTTGCCCGCGCCGAGCGTGACCTGGCCCGCGCCATCGACGCCGAGCGCCGCGCGCAGCAGGAAGCGAACGAAGTGGCCGCGATGAACCGCGCCCAGCAGCAGGCCGACGTCGACATCCTCTTCTCAAACGCCCAGCGCGAGGCGGCCGAGGCGATCAACAAGAAGACGGCGGCGCTGAACCTCCAGCGGCAGGCCATGCTGCAAGCCGCCGAGCAGGCCGAGCGCATGAGCCGTGGAACGAGTGCTACGGCGCGCGGCACCGCCGCCGTGAGCATGCCGAACGTTGCGCAGACCGTGCGCGATATCCAGAACCCGGCCGACGCCGCGGTGCGTACGGTCGACGGCCTGGGCGCGGCAATCCAGAGCCTCGAAACCCGCATCAGCGCGATCAACGGCCCGATCCGCAATTACCGCCAGCTCGTCGACGACACGACGCGGGCGAACCGCGCCCTGAACGACGCCGCCGGCCGCATCGACGGATACCGCCAGCAATTGGCCGCTGTGCGTGACGCCGCCACCGAGTACAACAACGCGCGCGCCGCTGTGGCCCGCCTCGTGGCCGAGATGCGGTCGGGCGCTGCCGGCGACGACGTCACCACGCGTCTGTCGCGTGCGCAGGGCACGCTGCAACGCGCCACCGAGAACGTCGGCCAGCTCCGCACGGGCCTGCGCCAGATGGCCGCCGAAATGCAGCGCGACGGCGTCGACGTGAACAACCTGGTCGCTGCCGAACAGCGGCTCGTTGCGCAGGCCCAGCGCGCCACCGCCTCGATCAACGAGCTCGCCGCAGCGCATCGCCAGCACGGTGTCGCAGCGAACGAATCTGGCTCGGCACTCCTGCGCTGGCTGGGCGGCAGTAACAGCAGCGTCTTGAGCGCACAGCAGCTCCGTGGCGAGCTGACGTCGCTGGTCAGCACGTTCCTGGGCATCTATGCCGCAATTGAAGGCGTGAAGAAAATCCTGGACTCGTTTAACGAGAGCCAGTCGGTGATGAACCGCCTCCTGGTCGTGAACGGCGCCGACGCGAAAGCCGCTGCTGCCGATTATGCGTATCTCCAGGCTGCGGCAGATCGGATCGGCATCGACTTCGCGAAGACTGCTCCCGCCTTCTCCAAGTTCGCCATCGCGGCGAAGCAGGCCGGGCGCAGCACCAACGAGACGCGCTTCATCTTCGAGAAATTCGCGAAGGCCGGCGCCAACTTGAACCTGTCGGCGGTCGAGACCGAACGCATGTTCAAAGCTCTCGAACAGATGTTCAACAAGGGCAAGGTCAGCGCCGAGGAACTTACCCAACAGCTCGGCGATGTGCTGCCGGGCGCATACAACCTGTTCGCGAACGCCGCCGGCAAGACGACCCAGGACTTCGCGAAGATGATGGAGGCTGGCCTGGTGCAGCCGTCGCTGCTGATCAAGGTGGCACAGCAGCTCGGCGACGTGTACGACAAGATCAACGCTGGCACCGAAACGCTCTCGCAGTCCCAGGCGCGCTACAACAACGCGATGAACCGCTTCCTGACCAACACGGCAAAGGGCGGCTTCGTCGAGGCATACCAGGGCTTCCTGCGCCAGGTCACGACGCTGCTGAACGACGGCACCGCCGACAAGTTCGCACAGCAGCTCTCGTCCGCACTCGTGGCTGTGGTCAACGTGATGAAGATCGTGATCGACAACGCTGGTCTCATCAAGGTGGCCGTTGAGGCGATCCTGGCGCTGAAGCTCCTGACCTGGCTCGCGTCGTTGCCGAGGTTGATCGTGGCCGCGCGTACCGAGCTGGTGCTGCTCAATGGCCAATTCACTGCCTTCTCGAACATCGTCGGTCGCCAGATGGTAGCCGCGACTACCGCGTTGTCGTTCCAGCTCGGCGCCGCTGGCCTGGGCGGCGTGGTCACGCGCCTGACACCGCTGCTCGTGACGGCAACGAACGCCATGAAAGGCCTGGCCGCCGCGATTCCTTACGTCGGCCTGGCGTACCTGGCGGCAGAGGGCATCAACGCAGGTATCGACAAGTTCGACGAGTCGCGCCGGGAAGGCTACAAGAAGGTGGTGCGCGAGGCGACGAAGGCTACCATCGCCATGCAGGACGCCGAGGATGCGCTGGAAAAGGCGCGCGGTGAAAAGCGCAGCAACGATGAAATCTCGCGGCTGGAAAAGGAGCTGAAGCAGAAACAAGACCTGTTCCGCAAAGCCTCGGCGGCAGAAGCGCAGGCTGACAAGGCAGCACGCGCCGGTTCCGGCATCATGAACGACGAGAACCTGGCCGATTTCCAGGCTCGGCAGACGGTGCTGCGCGACCGCAAACTGCGCGCCAAGCAGGCCGGCGGCACCGCCTATCCAGGCGATCCGGACGACAGCGTCGCCAATGCCGCGACCATCACGAAGAAGCTGGAAAGCGAGAAGACGAAGATCGAGCGTGCGGCGCAGATCGAGCGCCTGAAGGCGGTCAAGGGCGACTTGGCTGCGCGGCTGGCCCTGATCGACCAGGAATACGACGACGACCGCAAGCAGGCCCAGGAGACCATCAAGGACGAGAAGGTACGGCGTGACACCCTCGCAGCTATCGATGCGGCCAGTCTGCGCAAGCAGGCCGTCGAGCGCGCGAAGTACAACAACGAGCAGTCGAAGCTGGGTGAGCAGGAAAACAAGCGCCGCCTGAAACTGGCCAGCGACCTGGACAGCAAGCTGCGTGAGCTGGAGACGACCGCCGTCAAGAACGAGACCGATTCGGACCTGACCAATTCGTTCGAGGCGCGCCTGTCTGCCCGCGTGGCCGCTGTGCGCGACACCTTCCGGGAGACGCAGAACAAGATCGACGAGCTGAACCGTCTGGGCACGCCCCAGGCCAAGGCGCAGGCCGCCGACGATCAGCGTCGCCTCGATGCCCTGGTCGCACAGAAGGAGGAGCTGGAGCGCCAGAACGGCGTGCGCGAGGAAGCGAACCGCCTGGTCGACGTGTACAACAAAAAGCAGGGCATCCTGAATAACCAGCTCGCCGCCGTGAAGACGCAGGTCGAGAGTGGTGAGATCACGCCCGAGGCAGGCCTGGAGGCGACCAACAAGCAAATCCAGGAACTCGGGCCGGGCATCCAGGCCGCCGGCAAGGCAGCGCAGGAATTCGCGATCAGCGTGTCCAGCATGCTCGACCCGACCCGCTTCGCCGAGATCATCGCCACGATCCAGCAGGGCACCGCGAAGAACAACGTCGACCGCCAGATCGCAGTGAATAATCTGACGGATGCGCAGCGCGCCCTGAACGAGCTGACGGCGCAAGAGCAGCGCGAGATCGACGCCATCAACCAGAAGCGTTCGCTAAACCTGATCACGCTCGACCAGCAGGCCGACGCCATCAACGAGGTGCGCGCGCGGTACGCTTCGCAGATCATCGAGCAGACCGACGCATTGCTCAGCTTCATCGAAGCGGCGCGTACGGCCGGCGGCTACACGAAGGAGCAGCTTGACCAGATGACGGCAGCAGTCATGACCGTCCGCACCAACGTGCAGAACGGCCTGACCGAGACCCACCAGTTCGAGCAGACCCTGGTCGGCTCCGTGGTCAACAACGGCACCACCGCGTTCGAGTCCATGGCCGAGGCGATTGGCAAGGTCGTCACTGGCCAGGAATCGATTGCTGGCGGCTTCCGTGGCATGCTCCAGGCGGCCGGCGCGTTCTTCGCCTCGGTGCTGCGCGACATCGCCATGCTGATCATCCGTCAGCAAATCCTCAATGCGCTGCAAAGCCTGGGCGGCCCGGTCGGCGCTGCGGCGTCGGCAGTGCAGGCTGGTGGCCACCACACGGGCGGCATCGCGGGCGGCCAGGCCACCTTCCGTCGCACGGTCGATTCGGCTGCATTCCTTGGCGCCCCGCGCTATCACACGGGCGGCATCGCAGGGTTTGCGCCGAACGAGGTCCCGGCCATTCTGCAACGCGGCGAGGAGGTGCTGACCCGTGACGACCCGCGTCACATCCTGAATGCCGGCGCGCAGATGGCGGCGGCCGGGGCATCGTCGAGCGAGGACAAGGGCACGCGCATCGTCCTGGTCGACGACCGCTCGAAGGTGCCGCAAGCGATGGCTTCGTCCGAGGGCGAGAGGGTCATCGTTGAGGCGATCAAGAACAACCTTCCAACCCTCCGACGTATGTTGAAATGAGACTTTTAAACCATGGCACTGCGAAATCCTTATGACTATTACGGTGGCTCCGAAAAATACCCGAACGGCGAACTCCTCGTCACGCCAGAACCGGAAGGCACGAACCCGCGAGGCGCGTCGACGTTCTACTTCGCCAGGCGCTTTACCTTTGCCGAAGGAACCTACACCTTCCGGATTACCGCCGACGACGCGGCAACGGTATGGCTAGGCCCGAACCAGCTTGAAAGCCGGATCGTGGCCACGCCGACCCTGGATGTGCCGTCGAAGTTCGACATGTACATCCCGGCTGGCGAATACCGCATGGACGTGATACTGCGTAACCTGCCGTCGGAGGCCACGCCCTGCTACTTCAGCATGTACATCACGCAGGGCGACAAGGTCATCTACTCGTCGACGAAGGAAGGCTGGCTGCTCGATGACAGCCCGATCTCGGATGATGACCTCCTGCCGGCGGTAGACCCGCGCAGCCTCATGCCCGTGTGGTCGATCCTGCCGAACTGGAAGGACGGGATCACCGAGCGCCTGGTGTGGCTCACGGACGTGATGTCCAGCGAGCGTGCGGCAGAGCAGCGCCGCTCCGTGCGCCTGAATGCGCGCCGCTACTTCGAGGTGTCGTTCATGCGGCAGCGCGCGAAGCGCAACCGCCTGGACAACTTCTTTGTGGGCGTGGGGTCGGCGCAGTTCATGCTGCCGCTGTTCCACGAGCAGGTGAAGATGCTCGACGGGATCGACCTCGAAGCGACGGGGGTCGAGTTCCCCGATGGGTCGCTGTACATGCGCGAGTTCCGTACGGGCGACTACGTGCTGGTGAGCGGCGGTGATCCGGACGACTACGACATCATGGAGGTGGGCGATGTCGAACAGATGCGCTTCTCGTGGGCCAAGCCGCCGCTGCGCCCATGGCCGAAGGGAACACGCATTTTCCCCATGCGTATCGCCCGTATCGCGTCGCAGGCGCCCCAGGCCAGCAATCACACGGACACCGTCGGCACCGCGCAGGTGCTGTTCGACATCGACGAGGTCTACGAGGTGCCGGCATCGTGGGGCGCGAGCGCGAACAGCGAGCCGTATTTCCGCTTCATCCCGCATCGCGAGGACACCATCGACGTCGACTACTCGCGCAAGAGCTTCACCCTGGACAACCAGTCCGGCCGCCCTGCGATGATCGACCATGGCCGATACACGTCGTCGGTGATCCAGACGAAGCTGCGGCTGTTCGGCCGTACCGCTGCCTACGGGCTGCGCCAGTTCCTGCAAGCGGCGCGCGGCATGGCCCAGCACTTCTACTGCTCCACCTTCATGAACGACGTCGAGCCTGTGGGCGACATTCCCGGCGGCGATACGCTGGTCGTCCAGCCGATGGGCTTTGCGCGATACATGGCGCAGCCGCAGGCCGTGCGACTGCTTCTCGGCTTCCAGTTCTACGAGGGCGGCCAGATCATCTATCGCACGGTGAAGTCGGCCCAGGAGCTGCGCCCGAATCTGACCTCCCCTGTAACCGCCGAACAGCTCACGCTCGATTCTCCGCTGCCAGCGATTAAACTGTCGACGCTCAAACGCATCTCGTTCGTCTCGCTCACGCGCTTCGATCAAGACCAGTTCGAGATTTTCCATCCCACGAACGGGCAGGTCGCCATCGACGTCTCGCTGGTGCTGCGCCAGTTCGGTAACGCAAGGACCACACCAGAATGAGCTTCAACGAGATCGAGACAAGCGACGACCGTGGCCAGCCGGTCATGCTCTACGCCTTCAAGCTGGGAGACGCGGTTTGGCGCTATACCTCGGCAGACGCCGACATCACGGTCGACACGTACCGCTGGAAGGCGGTGGCCATCAGCAATGACGGGGTGAAGCAGACCGGCGACGCCACCACGGACAACCTGACGATCACGGCGCCCAGCAGCATTGCGCCGGTCATCATGTTCAACGGCACGCCGCCATCGAATCCCATGCTGGTATCGATTTTCAGTTACCACCAGGGCGACACGCAGACCGTTCTCTCGTATGTCGGCGAGGTCTACCAGATCAACCACCCACAGCCCGGCACCGCGACCATCACCTGCGACACGCTCAATGCGTCGATGCAGCGTGACGGCCTGCGGCTATCGTGGCAGCGCAATTGCCCGTATGCGCTCTACGACGAGCTGACGTGCCGCGTGCTGCCGGCCGATCACGCGTACCACCTGGTGATCCAGGATGTGCAGGACAACTCGG